CTCGTGGACAGGCTGTGGCAGAGCGTCAAAGCACTGCTGGTCTTTTGGCTCAGGCATTGCAGGAAGGACGCGCTAATCAGGCTTTACAGGCTGAACTGGGGCTTGGTGGGGTACAGGCTGCTTTCTTACCACAGCAGCAAGCACTTAGCTTATTGGCTGGTGGTGTGCCATTCTCTGAGTTGGCTACTCGTGCTGGTCTACAGGGTGTGTCTGCACAGGGTGAATTACTGGGAGCAGGTCTACAGGGTCTTTTGGGTGGTCAGGCAGCTTCATCCGCTACACAGCAGCAGTATTTACAGAGTCTCTTAGGTGGGCTGTTTGAGACACCTCCGGGGGAAGGTGAAGAGAGTTTCTTCCGTAAAGCTCTAAGAGGGCTTTTTCAATAAAACATAGAATAAGTAACTATAGGAATTAAAACAATGGCTATTGATTTAGTTAGCGCAGGTGCGCCTTTATTGAATCTCAGGGGAGTTACTGACGTAAGACAGCCCGCTGCTACACAGGCTGAAGGTGACGGTCTGCTAGACGGTTTGCTGGCGGGTTCGTCTGCGCCTATGACACAGCAACAGAAAATGCGTAGGGATATTGGTGGCTTGTTTGGTATAGATACTCGTTCTCCTATGCAAAAACTACGGGAGCAGTTGGCTAATATGCCTCTTACTACTGCTGCTGATTACGCCAATGCTGCGCAGGCTGCTAGAGACTTGGGACTGTCAGCACAAGCAATAAAGTTAAATCAGAAGTCTGCGGAGCTAGGCGAATCAGAAGAAAAAACTAGAGTAGCTACAGAAGCTACGATTGCTGGTCGTTCAGCTGAAGCACAGAGAGTAATAGCAGCAATGCAAAATACTACAGACCCTCGTGTTGTTAGAGAGCTGCAATCACTGCTGCCTTCAATTGGTACTGGAAGTCTATCAGGTTCAGAGCTTACTACTGCTATAGACAATGCTTTTGACCGTTACGCTATAGAACCTCCTACTGCTGCTGAGATGGAGTCTTATGGTAGGCTTGTTGACGAAGACCCTGAGCTTCAGGCTTTGATGCAGAAGCCGAGCTTTCTTTCTAGAGTGCTTGGTGCAGAAGATACTTCTATAGGACGGGAGCGACTCATAAGAGAGCTTGTAAGAATTAAGCAGATGAACCCCGGAATTTCTGATGGTCAGGCTATTGACTATTTCTTAGCACAAAACCAGTCAGCTATTGAGATGGTTGTACAAGGCGAAGGAACTGATGCGCCTACTGAAACTGTGTCAGGAGAACCTCCAGTTGTTCTAGCAGGACAGACACGAGAGGGTACGCCTCTTATGACTGGAGAAGAGCAGGTAGCTTTCCTTGATAAAGTACGTAATGACAAAGCAGCACAGTTAGCAGAAATAAATAGGCTAGTAGTAAAGAGGCTGGCTGAAGAAGACGCTGCTGGACGTAGACCGAGAACTGACAGAGAAAGGTCAAGACGAGCTGCTCAGTTAAGAGCAGAATATGCTAGAACGCTGGGAGTAGATTTAACTCCTTCTAGTATTGCTACTCCTGCTGGCCCTTTTTAATTTAGCAGAGACCATTAATGGCTGACAATAAAAAACCAAAAATTTACAGAGGCAACAACGCTGTAAAGGTTATAGAAAGCAAGTTTGATGTAGAGCTTACTCCTGAACAGAAAAGGGTAGTAAAGCTCGAAGGCTATGCTGTCGAACCTTATAAGGACGATAAAGGAATCTGGACTACTGGTGTAGGTCAGACAGGCATCTATATGGACATGACTCCTGTAGAAGCTATGGAAGCTAAAGAAAAAGAGGTGTCTGAATATGTCCCCAACTATTCTACTTTACCAACAGACATAAGAGCTGAGTTGTTTCAGCTTCACTACCGTGGTGACTTGGGACAAGCTCCAAAGTTCAGAGAGCTATTCAACGCAGGGCAGTATGAGCAAGCCAGCGTTGAGCTATTGAATCACTCCGAATATAAAAGAAGAAGCGAGAAGATAGGAGCTTCTTACAGGGACGGTGTTGTTAAAAGACTTGAAGAGGCTTCTGCTGTTTTTGCTGATTACAAAGGTCAGCGTGGAATGTCCCGTGAAGAGCAGGAGCTAACACAAAGCCAGCTTGAAAGGTTGTTTGGTGAGACAGCTACAGCTCCTACTTCTATTACTATTCCCGGTAGAGAAAGGCAGTTTCCTCAAAGAGAAGCCAACGAAAGAGCTACTAATGTACGTCAGTTAATTAAGGATTCGTTAGGAACTGAAATAACTCCAGAAACCCCTGCGCCTTCTATGACACCTGAAGAACAGGAGCTAACACAGAGCCAGCTTGAAAGGATGTTCGGAGAAACAGCACAGCCTGAAGTACCAACTTCTATTACTATCCCCGGCAGAGAAAGACAGTTTCCTATAAAGCCTCCAGAAGAGGGAGCAAAAGAAGTAAGAAGGCTTTTGATTACTCCTCCTGAAGAACCAGAAACAATACAGCAAGCTATAGTAAAACAAGAAGAACCGAAGCCTATTCCTTACGAGCCTAAAACAATAACCCGTATTCCTGCTGATTTTGGACAGAGAATTACACTAGAGGATATTCAGCGTAGTGCTTCTCTACGAGAATACAGAGCATTGCCGGGAGATGTGTTTAAGGACGGTAAGCTGTACCGTGTCTATTCAGAGAAGCCTTCTAAAGCATCTACTCCAGAAGAAGAGACTAAGCTGGGAGCTATTCAGAATCTTATTTATGGTTTTGATAGGTACGGTAACACTATAGAAGAAAACGTAGCGGACTACTTAAAAACAATTATCCCTATGAACGCTTCTGCTATACCCACAGAGTCAGACCCGTATGCTGATGTGCTTGCAAAAGCAGACTCAGACACAAGAAGGGATATGCTGGCTAGTCAGCGATACAGAGATTTAATAGAAGAGTATGGCTATGAAACTGTTATTAGCCCTCCTTCTGGAGCAGCAATAGTAGGTGGCTTGGTGGGTTCTCTTGCTAGCCCTACTACTTTAATTCCGTTAGGAGGCACAGTAAAGTCTGGTGCTTTGCTTAGTGCTGCTCTGTCTGCTGGCTACACAGCCTCTGCTGATTTGGCTGAGAGAGGTGAGATAAGAGTAATGCCTACTGCAAGCTCTGCCATTCTTGGTGGAGTGCTTGGCGGTGGGTTGGTTGCACTGACACGACCATCTAACATTCTACCAGCTTCTATGTTGGTGGATAAAAACAACAGGCTATTAAACTCTTCTGACATGACGAGTAGACTTGCTAAGTTGCAAAGAGAAGGCAAGATAAACGCTCAACAAGTAAAAGCTACTTACGATTACTACAATGTAGCCAAGCCTGTAGCGACAGCAGAGAAGGCAGTCACAGAGCTAGGCCCAGTAATGCGCAATGTCTCGGCTGCTGTTGACAAATACTTAGGAGCTTTTGTTACTGTTCTGCGTAAGATGAGTGGGCAACTAGCCGATAGAGTTAGAAGGTTTGAGATTAACTCCCATATGCAGATAGCCAGTAATCTGAATAAGGTAACTCCTTTTATAAGAAGCCTGAATAACTTGGATAGAACCACAGCGGATGACATAGCGTACAGGATAGGGCTTGGTCAGTTTGACGAAGCTCGTAATCTTATGCCTGTCTCTATGCAGACTGAGTTTGCAGATACAGTGGGAGTTCTTAACAACTTAGGAAAGGAGTTAAAGAAAGCTGGGCACACGTTTGAACCTATTGAGAATTACTTTCCTCGTTTGATGAAAGACCTTGACGGTTTTTACGAAGAACTCGGTGTTGTGTTAAAAGGGCCGATAGAAAAGCAGATTGAAAAGTACGCCCAGCTAACAGGAAAAACAGTAGCTACTCTCAGTGAAGATGTTAAGACCGACATAGCAGACAAGGTTATTAGAGGTCTTATGGTAACTCGCAGAGCAGACGGTGTTGTTACTTTTGTTAAGGCTAGTGGTAAGAAAGCTGGGCCTTGGAATAAAAGAACTGCCGACCTCATCTTACAGAAACAGAAAGACTTAATGAAATACTATGGCTCTCCCGGTGAAGCCCTGCAGAACTATATTACAAAGGCTATCACTGACATAGAAAAGAGGCGTGTTCTTGGTATACACGGTAAGAAAGTAAACAAGAAGCAGCTTGGTATTGAAGAGACTAGCGATGGTTTTCTTGATGTAGATAGTTCGCTTGGCGCACTCATAAACGAAGCTAGAGCTAAAGGCGATTGGTCTATTAAAGACGAATCAGAAATAGTAGAGATGTTGCGAGGCTACTTTGTTGGTGGGAACCAAGCTCCTAATGCTGTATTACGTTTTCTCAGGACTGCTGGTTACTCAGGAACTATTGCTAACCCTATCTCTGCAATCACACAGCTTGGTGACTTAGGTGTTTCAGGAGCTATGTATGGTTTCCGTAACACCATCGCTGCTATGTTTGGAGAGAAACAGATTAAGCTGGTAGACTCTGGACTAAAGTCTCTTGCTGAGTTTGAAGACCCTAAGCGTACAGGGGCTTTTTTACAAAAGCTGTTCAAATACTCTGGGTTTGAAGCTGTTGACCGTCTTGGTAAAGAAACAACCATGAACGCTGCTCTTAGAAAAGCACAGCAGCAAGCACAGACGGCAGCAGGTAGAGCTAAACTACAAGAGAAATACGGCAGTGTTTTTGGAAAAGAGTATGATAATTTCATAGGTGATTTACAAAGAAAAGAAATCACAGAGAATGTTAAATACTATGCCCTTAATGAGCTGGCAGATATGCAGCCTGTGTTCTTGTCAGAAGTTCCTAGAGCTTTCATTGAGAATCCCAACGGACGTATCTTGTATATGCTTAAGACATTTACTCTCAAGCAATACGATGTGGTGCGTAACAGGATAATAGGCGAGTATAGGAAAGGAAACAAAGAGCAAGCTATTAAACAAGCTGCTGTATTGGCTGCTTACTTGTCACTTGCTAACGCTGGTACAGGTATGGCAAAAGACTTGCTTTTAGGCAGAGAAGTTAAGCCTGAGCAGATACCAGACAGAGCTTTGTGGGGACTGTTGGGTGTGTATGGTGCTAACCAGTACGTCAGTGAACGGTATCTTTCAAGAGGGGACTTAACAGGATATGCTAAGAACCTTCTAACTCCTGCTACTCCTCTACTGGACGAGGCATTTAAATTAGGTGGTGACATCATTGGAAGAGACTTGGAAGATGACTTCTTAAAGTATGCTAAGCCAGTACCGATTGTAGGTAACATAGCCTACAACTGGTTTGGTGGTGGAGCAGAGACGTACAATGAGAGAAACAAGTAATGGCTAAGAAGAACGAGAAGAATCTCTATGAGCTTATGCAGGAAGGTAAGGGCAGGAAGCGTACCTCAATAGGCCATCGCTCTGTGAAGTTTGGTTCTATGAACAAACGGAAGAAGGCTAACTACAAAGCCTATAGAGGACAGGGATAAAAAACCTGCCTAGAAAGCTAAGAGACCGTTGGCTAACTAGGCAGGCGAGGAGGACTATAAGAAAGTCTATTGCTTTCTTGTGTTAATACTACAATGTTCCTATTAATCTGTCAAGATACCAGCGGCACTTTTCTAAGTCTTGTTTAGTCTTACCTTTATACATACACCGCCAAAGATATTTAAGCGCATTTCCCCTACAGTAACCCTGAAATTCCTCACCGCTTAGTGTCGAGCTTATAGCTTCGATACACTCGACAGTCCCTGTATTGTAATGTGCAGGGCTGTCGACTTCTTTGTCTAGCTCAGGCACGACTTCTTTATATAGCAATGCAGCCCACTCCTCTGGCGTAGCATCGTCTATGCTGTCCCGTATCAGCGTCCAGTGGCTGTCTGGCCTCAGAGTAGGACACTGCCCCTCTAGCTTGATGTGTATCTCTCTGCCTAAGTCATTGACTATAACGGCAGCACTGTCTCCCTTCTTTACTACCTCATACTCTTTGCCGTCAGTCAGCGAGCCTATGGCTGTGTTTGTTGCTTTAACTTTCATCGTTCCCCTCTCAAATAGGCACTAGAAGCATACTTCATTTTAAGAAAATTAAGTGATATTGGCATCTCATCAAAACTACCGTCATCTACCTCATTCAGCATCCAAATACCTGACCATGAGCCATTAGTCTGAGGTGTCAGATAGTCTTCATCATGTTGGTAGAAGATACCTGCAAAGATGCCTGTGACTGCTTTGCCGTCAGCTCTCCTGCCAAAGGCTATGTCTCTGTCTTGCACATGACCTTGAACACAAGACATCATCTTCTTCTGAAGCAGTAGTCTAGCATTTGACACAGGACGACCCATGACACCGCTAGTAAAGTAATGACAATATACAACCCCATCAATAACAACAGGCTCAAGAAAGTTATGCACTTTCCAGCCCATTTCTTTAAGTTGCAAATCCCCATAACTAATCAGCCCCTCTAGTTTAGAGTCAGAGTCAACTGCTTTCTCTATTCTGTACTCATGGTTACCCAAACAGAACACTAGTCGGGGTTTCCACTGTTTATGTTTATTTTCCTTCAAGCGCTTCTGTTCTTTGCGTATAGGACGCAGAAAAAGCTCCATAGCGTCTATTCCTGCCTGTATGTCGTGAGTATACCTGCGCCCCTCAAAACTCTTTTTGCCTACATCGTAGGTGGACAGGGAAGGCA